CTTTCAAAGCGTTAACATTGATTAAAGATGGAAAATCTCAGCAGATCCTCTAGATTAAATCTAGAACGAATCCTAGCTGATGAAGATATATTCAATTCCTTTTTGTTTAACGACAAAAAGCCTGGAACTAGAAGTCTAAAAGACGATGGTTCCTTTGTCATTGGTGCGACTCGATTTGAATGGTGGAATCACTTCATAGGTTGTGAAAAGAAGTTAAGTTTCCATGATTTAGTAGTGCATCTGATAAACTTCATGGCTGGAAACGGCAAAAATAGAAATGATTTTGCATTAGACGGCTTATATCAGGATTTCGTTAACTTTACACTTAAGCAAGATGATAAGAATCGGATGGTAGATATTCTTCTCACAGCTTACTTGTACGGTTATAAAGAGATCCAAAAGGAGGGGAAGGTTCCTTCTGAACAAACGATATTAGCAGCTGTTACTAAACAAGTGCGAAATCCTGATGGTGTAGCTGTACTTACAGCTAATGGTCCAGTCTTTTTAGGTAAAGACTTAAAATTCTACGAAATTGAGTAAGATATTATACGTTGCTTTGAATTAGGAAGGTGTAATAGTGATAGTAAATATACTTATTCTTTTAAAAAAACAAAATGTAAAGACTCAGGAAGGTTAGAGTCTTTAATGGTCACGATGTGGTATCTATAACAGGATACTAAGTTACGGAAAGCTCTGAGAATAAGAAAGAGATGTTACATCGATGTAAACGTGACCGCTCGTTTCTACATATTGGACGCATTATCAAAATGTTCTCCCGTATAAATTATTAACTAAAAAATTTATATATGGTAAAAGATTATAATGAACTGAAAGATATTGCTAAGAAGTTAATGTTAGAGAATAATTATGGCATTAAGGAAGAAGAACTCATCTATGTTACAACTACAGATATTACAGATTATTACGAAAAGATTTCTTCACGAGATAAAACTGTATTATCAGAAGTATATGGAACTGAGGAACTACCACTTATACATCATTACATCACTCGAGCAGAGGCTAGTACTAAAAAGCTTGAAATGGATGAGGATGATTATAAAAAGAATTTAATGTCTGGAGTAAAAGCATATTATGTTGATGATAAGGTATTTTACTATGTAGTATGCCCGTCGCCAATAGATCAAAATGAAAATCTACGTATGTATGTATATACTCGAGATATTTACAATTATCTGTGTGAAACCGCATTAAAAGATGAACTTGAAGTAAAGTCAAACGTACCAAAGTCAGGTATCTACCGAGCACAAGCAGTAGAAAGCCGATATGGAACCTTTATGCGTTATAAAGAGATTACTGATATCCAAAGTAATCCAGCTATTCATCAATGTAAAGAAGAACTTATTAAAGGCGTTGACTTCTTCTTTGACAATGTTGAAATGTTTTCAAAGTTCAATCAGAAACCGTTACGTAAATTTTTACTATGTGGTGAACCGGGTACAGGTAAAACTTCTATTTGTTACGACGTAGCTAAAAAATATTCTGGGGATTCTCCAGTAGTATTCGTTACAGATTTTCAATCTATGGCAATGCACATTCAAGAATGTAGCTGTATTAATCGACGTACTATTGTAGTATTTGAAGACTGTGAAGCAACGTTAAGTAGTCGTAATAATTCTGCTATTCTTAACTTCCTAGATGGTATTGACCGTCCGAATATTGAGAACGGTGCTGTAGTAATGATGACAACAAATCATCCTGAACGGATTGAAGCACGTATCTCTAAGCGTCCGGGTCGAATTGACAAGATTTTCCATATCAATGCGTTGGATGGAAAATATGCATATGATGTATTCAACTTGTATTTCGGCGACTTTATGAAAGAAAACAAGTTCGATGCTACGACTGATACAGCTCGTGAGGCTATCGAAATTATTGCAAATGGTATGACTGGTGCACAGATTAAAGAGTTATTTAACTCTTATATTTGTTACATGGTCTCTGAAGGTAAAGAGTTTAATTTGACGGATATTTTCGATACTAAGGTTAAATTATTTGAATCATTTAATCAGATAGACGAAACTAATAATTCGTTAACATCAAACTTTGAAAACGCTCAAGCAGAACTTTATAAGATTCTACGAGCATAAAAGCTACGGGGCATTAGGTTGCCCCATAGTTACACTGGGAGTTGATGCGAAATCGAATAGTATTAATCATTTAAAATCAATTCGTATGACAACATCAACTGAAATTATAGAAAAACGTGATAAATTATCTGCAGATATAACTCGAACTTGGAATATTATTAAAATAGAAAATGTAGTTTTCCGTGGATTTAAGCGTAATTACGATATGAAAGTACTACTAGATAGTATTTTTGATAAATGTAAAGAGCGTATTGAGATTAAGCTGCAATCTCTAGCATTAAATCTTGGATTTACTGACATTAATGATCTTCCAGAAGATTCAATCTATCCTACTATCTTCGCTGTAGGCGAGCTTAAAGAGATTAAAAAGCAATTATCGCATGTTCCTACTCTGGATCCTGAGATAATTAAGAAAGTGGGAAAGAAACGCATGAAGAAGACAGAGGTATTGACCCGAGAATTTGTTAAGAATCTGTCTGAGGCACTTACGATAAAGATTAATACTCTTAACAAAGAGTTATTAGATTACAATGCTGTTCATTCGCTTGAGAACACTGAGCGTAAGAATGCTAAAGTAATCGATATGTCTTTTAGTAAAGCAAAGGCTGCAGCATAAAAAAGAAATTAGTGTAATAGTTTAATGGTAGAACATAACATTTTTTGTTAGAGTGAGAGTTCGAGTCTCTCTTACACACTCCGTTACAGAACTAACATTATAAATTTATCAAAAATTTAAAGAAATGAAAACAACAATATCAAACAAAGAGAAGACAGCAGCTCTTAAGAAAGAAGCTGCAGAGAAAGGTTTAACTTTCAAAGAAGTAGTTAAACTACACCGTAAGGAAAATCGCAAGGAACATAGAGTAAAAATAATCTCTAACGAACAGCGCTTAGTATTACATCGCAAACGCAAACTAGCTGGTGAGTTTGCTGTAGTAAAGAAACACGAGGCAGCTGAAACACGTTTTGAGCGTATCCTTAACGAGAAGATTGAAAATCTGAATCAGTTCCGTAAACATTCCGGAAAATCTATGTCAGATGAGCAATACGAATCTGCAAAAGCATCGCTTGAAAGCAGTTCTAAACGAGAGCAACGTTTGATAGATAAGCGTATTAACAGAAAACAGCGTATCGAAAATCAGAAAGCTCGACAGACTGAGGAAGTTATGAAGCAAATTAAGCACTTCCTCGAATCGGAAAGTAAGCGTAAAGCTAAGAAAGAGGAGAAACGGTCTAAGTATGCCGGCAAGAAAAAGAAAGTGCCTCCTCGTAAGTTAGAACCTAATGAGAAGGTTATAACATATCCTTATTACATTAGTATTAATGTATTTAAGGACAAAACACATAAAGAACGTATAGATTTGGATCCCATAGGAATGAACATCTCTCAGGATTCATTACACAAGTGGATGAATCACTATCACAGGATGTATAGTGATCTCTATAAGGATGACTACGTAGGAACGTTTGTATATAACAATCCGACGTTAGATCATTGCATTCTTGAGTCAATTAACAGTAAATATTATAATATTGATGGTTACTTGACAAGCCGCATAGCTTCTCAAAGAGCAGCTGCAGCAGCATAAAAAGTGCGTCGAAAGACGCACATAAGGAAGAGTAATAGCCTGATAAACTATACTAGGTACTATATCGATGCAATATAGGGCAGTTCGATTCTGCACTCTTTCACGAGATTAAAACCACAACCATGAAAATTAGAAACAAGACAGTATTAGTATATGATATTGAGGTATTTCAAAATATCTTTCATTGCGCTGTAAAAAATACTGAAACTAATGAAATTCATTTATTTGAAATATCTAGTAGAAAAAATCAACTAGAAGAGTTAGTTAAGTTTTTCAAACAGTTTAATAATACAGAAGGATCATGGAACCAATCTTATACTACAGATTATCAATTTAATACAGATATAATATTTGCAGGTTATAATAATATTCATTATGATAATCCTATAGTAAACTATATGATAGATTACTATGAAAAGCTTATAGTACATCCGTATTGGAGAATTTGTAGTTCTATTTATAATTTCAGTAAAGTTATTGTAAATAGTAAAGAAGGTGAAGAAGGGTTATGGAAAGAATGGAAATATCAACAATGGTTTGAATCATTTGATATTCTAACTATGTTATATTCTACACAGTTACGAGTAGGCTTGAAAGAGATGCAAGTAACTATGCAATATCCAAATGTACAAGAATTTGTATATGATTGGAGTAAACCATTACCAGAATCCTTATTTGATGAAATGATTCAATATAATATAAATGATGTTGAGTCAACTTCTGAGTTATTAAACAGATGCAAGAAAGATATAGATCTTCGAATTGCTATTGAAGATGAATATGGTGTAAGAGTCCTAAGTAAAGATGGCGTGAATATTGGAATGAAAATTATCACACAGAAATACCTAGAAAAAACAGGACAAAGTTGGTGGCAGATACGTAATTTACGTTCACCAATGAACTTAATTCCATTGAAAGATGTTATATTACCTTTTGTTAAATATAAATCTCCTATCCTAAATAAAATGCTTGAAGAAATGAAAAAACAAGTAGTTTCTCCGGGTAGAAAAGGTTATGAGTATAAATTTATATTTAACAATCTACGATATTCTGTAGGAGTAGGTGGTATTCATTCGGTGAATGATCCTGAGATTATTATACCCAAAGAAGATGAAATGCTTATAGATATAGACGTCGCTTCTCTATATCCAAGTATGCTAATACAATATAAGTTTTATCCTAAACATTTAGGACCAGAGTTCCTAGAAGTCTATTCTCAAATTAGAACAGAAAGACTAGAAGCAAAAAGAAATGGGAACAAAGTGAAAAATGAAACTTTGAAACTTGCGTTAAATGGTTTAAGTGGTAATTTACAAAATGAACATAATTTTTGTTATAGTCCATTTGCAGTAATGCAAATCCGTATTAACGGACAATTACTATTACTAATGTTAGCGGAATCCTTATCTGAATTAGGATGTAGAATAGTACAAGCGAACACTGATGGTTTATTTGTCCTCTTAAAGAAGGATAAATATCAACAAGTAAAACAAGCATGTACTGAATGGGAACAACTAACTAAACTCGAATTAGAAGAGGAACGTTTTGAAGCTATGTATCAATTTGCGATTAATGATTATATTGCAATTAAAGAAGGATACAAAGAAACTAAAGATAGTAAACTTATCAAGAAAAAAGGTATGTTTATTACTGATGTCTTACTTGGGAAAGGTCTTAATCCTAAGATCATACCAGAAGCAGTTATTAAGTATTTTGCAGATGGAATTCCAGTGAAAGATACTATAATGAATTGTAAAGACATTCGTAAGTTTCTACAAGCAGAAAAAACAGGTAAGCAATGGACTGTAGAATACAATGGAGAAATACAACAGAGAGTTAATAGATTCTATGTTAGTACTGATGGTTTGTATCTTTGGAAATGGAAATCTGAAAATGGTATTAAAGAATACCAGAGTATGTTGAAAGGGTATGGTGTAACTATACACAATAAATTTACTCCAGATAAACCTATTGAAGATTATAATATTAACTATCACTATTATATCCTACAAGCTACAAAGATTATTAATCAGTTAAAGCCACAACAGTTAAGTCTATGGGACTTTTCATAAAATATCACAGATTATCATACTCTAAGACATAGACTTCTTTTAACGAAAGGAGAAGTGTATGATATTAGAACTAGATACAGAACTGCTCAGTAAAATTGAGCATTTGACTATTAATCAGCTAGTATTTTTAAATCTTGTATTAGGCAATAATCAAGCTAATATCAAAGATGTCCTGTCACTTATCAGTCTGGTGAACGAGACAGAAATACAAGATTTAATTGATCAAGGCTACATAGAAAAAAAGGTTTCAGACAAAGCAGTAGTTTATCTTCCGACTGAAACTTTAACATCACTTATCGAAAGAAAAGTTACGATGTTTGATGAATTCTATGAAGCATATCCGCAGGTTGTCATTAGACCAGATGGTACAAAGAGCTTCTTACGAGCCAATAAAAACAATTGTAGAAAGCGTTATAACGCTATCGTAGGCAAGAGTAGAGCAGCTCATGAGCATTTAATGGAATGTTTAAAATTCCAGCAGAATGAACTAGTAATGACTGGTCGCATGGGTTATATGAAAACAATGTGGAAGTGGCTTACCCAATGTGAATGGGAAGCACTTGACGAGCAAATGAAATGTAGTGTTGAACAAAATGAACAAACTTCTTATGGAACAACACTTATATAAACCACTACCATTCAAACATATATCTGAAGTAACAGAAGAAGCTTTAGAGTATATTGATATGCGTAGAAAACATGAAATTGAACCACTTAGAACAAGGTGGAAGAAATTCAATAGATTGTGTAATGGTGGCATAGAACAAGGTTGCATCTATACAATAGTAGGTGCCTCTGGATCAGGTAAGTCCTCATTTGCAAATATGTTAGAAACTGATTTAATTAGTCTAAATCCTAATAAGAATGTTATAGTATTATCTTTTTCATTTGAAATGTTATCAAGTAGACAAGTAGGTCGAAAAATAAGCAGTTCAATGCGAAAGACTACTGCAGAATTATATAGTTCTGAATTTGATCTTCGTGATGAAGAATTTCAGAAGATACAGGAAGAAGCACAACAGATTGCTAAATTTCCTATCTACTATGTAGATTCTGCAGCTACAGTCGATCAGATTAAGGATACGATACAGTATTTTCAAGACACTCTTGCTAAAGATAAATGGCTAGTAGTAATGCTAGATCATACACTGCTAGTAAGAGGTAGAAGTGATGAAAGTGCTTTAAATATTATTAGAGATTTACAGAACTGTTTTATAAATGCAAAAAAAGTAGGTTGCACAAGTATAATTCAGCTCTCACAAATGAACAGGAACATTGAGTCTCCTGATCGAATTAATAACCCAACATGTCATTACCCAATGCGTAGTGACATTTCTTCCGCTGATGCTATCTTTCAAGGAAGTGATGTTGTACTTGTAATCGCCCGTCCAGAAACGTTAGGCTTTGCAGTGTACGGACCTCATCGACTCCCAGTACAAAACAAGATATATCTCCATATTCTAAAGAATAGGGAAGGACAATTAGCAATTCTTGATTTCGAAAATGATCTAGCACACAACAATATTATCGAAATTGAAAGAGGCATGGAACTAAACCCTACTTAGTTCACAATTAAAAAAAGACTGATATGAAAGATTATATATTCTCTTTTGGTAAATCCAACAACAATTCTTCTTACTTTGGAACAACAACAGGTAATAATTCTGTAAGTAGTTATACACAAAGCTTGTTTAATAAAGCAATGGGTTTAACTCCGTATTATCAGACTCCGTGTCGGAGTTCATATAATAGTTCGACTCCTTTTTATCTTCTTCCTTTTGCTGTAGAGAAGAAAAAGAGTCCGTTGTTCGATAGTAATTATCGCTATAAGAAGATTCAGCGTGATCTTGACGTATATGAAGCTTGGAAGAACGCTGTAAATAGAATGAATGCATATCGTAATTATTATGGTAATGATAGTTATGAGGCATTGATTAACGGTATTCCGGCTAATTTCTTTAGCGATTTTGTACAGATTGGAGATACTGTTATTCCGTTTAATGCAAACCGTAGCTTTTTTAACAGTTTGACTTCGGAGAGAAAAACAACAATTCTTAGTGTATCTATTACTATTATCGAAATTTTTGTGATCGAGTAATTTTTAAAAA